GGGAAACAGTCTCTGCAGAAGAAGCGTTATATGAAGAAGTGGAAGGACGAGACGCATACTTTAAGGGATTTGTTGATTGTCTTATTAAAGTCCCACATGCAAAAGGATATGATTTATGGGTAATGGACTGGAAGACTGCAGGCGCAGGTGGCTGGTCTCCTGATAAGAAACGAGATAAGCTTGTTCTTGCGCAGGTTGCCCTTTATAAATCGTATTTAATGAAAAAGCATAGTGAGCTTTTTGAAGGCGCACGCTACGTTAAGTGTGGTTACGTTTTATTGAAAAAGGGCGCAAAGCCAGGGAAACGAGTAGAGTTATTCCCAGTTTCAGTTGGACCAGTTGCAATGGAAAAAGCAAATAAGTTTGTCTCAAATGCAATTGCTGGCATGAGAAAAGGTCTTCAAATAAAAAATAGGCAATCATGTAAGTATTGTCCATTTTTGGATACTGAGCATTGCACATGATTTACTTGTAACATAAGAGTCATATTTTTAAAGAAAGAGGGCTCGTTGCAAAAGAAAAAGATTTTAGTTCTCTCTGACCATGCGCTATCGACGTCAGGGGTTGGAACACAAACACGACACTTGATTAATGGTTTAGTCGCAAAAGGCGAATGGACGTTTAGACAGTTTGGTGCAGCAATGAAGCATGCTGACTATCGAACAGTTATTGTCAACGATGATTTTATCATTAAGCCAATTGACGGATTTGGAACAAAAGATATGCTTCGCGTCACGCTAGCAACTGAGAAGCCTGATCTTATTCTTATTTTCACTGACCCGCGGTTCTTTGGTTGGCTTTTTGAGATGGAAGATGAGATTCATCAGATTTGTCCAATAGCTTGGTGGCATGTTTGGGATAACTGGCCAAAACCGTCATTTAACGCACCATTTTATGAAGCAACAGATCTTATAAATTGTCATTCATATTTGACATATGAGATTTGCAAACAAGATTTTCCTGAAAAGACAAATTTTGTTCCACATGCGCTACCAACAGATCTATTTCGGCCATTAACTGCTGAACAACGCAGCTCAAAGCGTTCAGAAATACTTGGAGCAAAAAAAGATAATTTCATTCTTTTTTGGGTCAATAGAAACGCTAGAAGAAAGAGGCCTGCTGATGTTATAGAAGCTTGGTCAATTTTTAGACGCAAGATTGAGAACGAAGGCCGCAGTGACGCTACACTGCTGATGCATACTGACCCGCTTGATCAAGAAGGACCAAATCTTTATGAAGTGTCTAAGCTTTTTGGTGTTCAAGACAGCGTTGTCTTTTCAACCGAAAGAGTAGATTTTGATAAAATGAATGATCTTCATAATATTTCAGATGCTTGTATCAATATCTCTTATGCAGAAGGATTTGGTCTTGCAACATTAGAGGCGATGCAGTGTGGTAGGCCAGTTATAGCAGCAATGACTGGTGGGCTTACTAGACAAGTTGTTGACCATCGCGATAATTCTGAGAATGGTGTTGCTCTTCCAATTGAGTTTAAGACTTGTGTTGGGTCGCAGGTAGTGCCATACATTTATGAAGATTACGTTTCAAATGAGACAACTGCAGCTGCTATTGAAAAGCTGTATAGAATGTCTCCTGATGAGCGTGAGGCGCTTGGAGAAAAAGCATCAGCATATGTTAAGTCAGAATTTGATTATCAAAGCACAATTGACATGTGGCATGAAACAATGAATAAGACAATTAACGGCTGGAAAGAAAACTATAAAAGCTGGCGAAAGGTGACCATTTGAAAAAAGTTTTAGTTCGTGGCCCACTTCTAAGTGAGTCTGGTTATGGAAATCATGCGCGTCAAGTGTTTAGGTGGCTGCTTAATAAGCATCCAGAGTTTGAAATAACAGTCCAAGTTTTGCCTTGGGGCACAACAAGCTGGTATGTAAATCCTGACGCTGAACACGGTCTTATTGGCGAAATCATGAAGAGAACGGGTGATGTCAGCAAGAAGTTTGATGTTTCATTCCAGATTCAGCTTCCAAATGAATGGGACACAAAACTTGCAGATTTTAATGTTGGAGTTTCTGCAATAGTAGAGGCAGATCGATGTAATCCAAAGTGGGTTGATGCTTGCAACACAATGAATGCTGTGATTGTTCCTTCAACATATTGTGAAAACACGCTGCGAGCAACAGGCACAATAACAGCACCAATCATTGTTATACCAGAAAGCTTTATACCAGAAGTTCTTGATGAAAAAGCAAAAATAGATATTGATTTTGAGACAAGTTTTAATTTTCTTGTTGTTGGAACTATCACTGGCAACAACCCTCTTAATGAAAGAAAAAATATCTTTTTTATGATTAAGTGGCTTTGCGAAGAGTTTAAGAATGATGCTGATGTTGGGATTATTCTTAAAACAAATGTTGGTCGTGGAACAAAGCTTGACTGGCCAAACATTGAAGAAATGCTAAAAAAAGTAATAAATGAAGTAAGAGTTGGACAATTTCCAAAAATTCATATTATTCATGGAATCACGTCAAACGCAGAAATGGCAGGTTTGTATCGTCATCCAAAGGTTAAGGCATTGGTGTCTGCAACTCGCGGAGAAGGATTCGGGTTACCAATACTAGAGGCAGCTGCAAGTGAACTCCCAGTTATTGCAACAGAACAAAGCGGACACATGGACTTTATGAAATTTGGAAAGTTCACTAGACTAGAATATGATTTGCAACCAATTCACCAAAGCAGACAAGATCAAAATATTTGGATGCCAGGTTCAAAATGGGCAGAAGTAAGAGAAGCTGATTTTAAGAAACAAGTCAGAAAATTTAGAGTTTCAAGCAAAGTCCCAAAAGAATGGGCAATCAATCTTGCAAAAAAGCTCCAGCTAACACATTGCCCTGAATCAATTGACAACACTTACGAAAGATTAATCGGGAATTTTATAAAATGATTTGGCTTCTTTCATTTGTTGTTGTTTTAGAAACTGCAGCCTTGCTTTCACTTTCATATTATACTTACAAGATGGCTTTGGTAGTGTTAAAAGTGCAAGATGCTGTCGAAGAATCGCTTGATGTCTTAGACAAACGATATGAATCTATATCAAAGATATTGAAAATACCAATTTTTTATGATTCGCCAGAGATAAAAAAGACTGTAGAAGATATTCGGCGCGCACGAGAAGCTATTCTTTACGTAGCAAAACAACTTACATCCATTCAGGAAGATGAGGAAGAAGAAATTGGGAACAAAGAGAATAATAAAGCGGGGTAACGGAACTGGAACACTATACTTTGACGCAGAAACACAAAAAGCAATAGAGCAATTCCAACTTAACACTGCGGTTTCAAGCAGACACGAAATTTATCTTAGTAAGATTATGCCTGCTTTTAACAAGCTTGTTGAGAGCTTAATCTTTATTTATGGATTTGCAAGCCCTAATGAGCCAATTGAGCATATGAAAAATGACTGCGTCACATTTTTGTATGAATCACTTCATAAGTTTGATTCGTCTCGCGGAACAAAAGCATTTAGCTACTTTAACGTTGTTGCAAGAAACTGGCTTATTATTTCTTCAAAGAATAGACAAAAGAAAGCAAAGCGGTTTATTTCAATTGAAGACTTAAAATCTGGCTCATCAAGAGAGCTTGAGATCTTTAATGATAAGCATATTGGCGCAACACCAGAAGACAAAATAATAGAAAGCGATCACAGAAATGTTATTTTAGAAGTAATGAAAAAGATAAAGTGCAATCTTAATCGGCCCCATGAACATGCATGTATTGATGCAATTGTAACAGTTTTTGATCAAATAGATGAACTTGACTTTTTAAATAAAAGAGCAATCTTTGTTTATGTAAAAAACATCTCAAACTTAAATCAAAAACAGCTTGGTTCAGCAATGTCAGTTATTAGAAAGCAATACAGGACAATTACAAAAAGCAGGAATTTTATCTAATGGGAACAATAGACACAATACTTGACAAGCTAAAAGAAAATGGGAAAAAAGTAGAACAGTTTTCTGATATTCTTGATAAGATTGACAGCGCATCAGAAAAGAAAAAGATGCTTTGGAAAGAAATTTATGAAAACGCTGTTGTTGATAGAACAAGCGCACACATTCTTTTTACTGATCTTTATTTGCAAATGGGAGCATCGGCATCTGATCATGCAACACTAGGCCTTATTCTCACAAAATATTTAGAAAGAATGTCCAAAAGCAATGAGCAATTGCTAAATCTTTCAAAGCAAATATCAGAATCTGAGACGTCGGACAAATCAATGTCAGAAGATGACATTTTTGAAAAAATAAATTCTGAAAGAAAAGGAAAGTAAAGTGGCAGCAGTCTTCTATCGTGGAATGGTTGTTGACATTATAAGCTCTGTGTCGGGACTTACGCTGCGCAATAAAAAAATAGAAGATTATAAATCGCTTATTAATTCTGAAAACCTAAAATCATTTCCAAGAAATACGGCTGTTGTCAAGCAAATTTCAGAAGGTTTATCAAAGACCAATGATTCAGAAGTAATCTGTTATCCATTTTTTTCTTCACATCTTTGTATGCCGCTTAAGCCTGGCGAATGCGTTTGGTTTATTTATGAAAATCCTGATAACAAAGGTTCAATTGCGTATTGGCTTTCAAGAGTAACAGAGCCAAGTCATGCAGAAGACGTTAATCATACACTTTTTGCAAGATCATATCGTCAAGCTGCAAAAAAACAAGAGCCTAGCACCGCAGAAAGATTTAGTGGTGAAACTGCCAAGCCTGCAATAACACAAACATATTCGTATGTTAGTCCTACTGGCGACACCAACGAAATCATTGACACAATGGGTTTTGCAAGTCAAGTATGTCGTATAGAAGCTATTCCTCGCTACAATAAAAGACCAGGCGATCTTATATTACAAGGATCAAATAATTCTTTGATTATGCTTGGAGAAGAGCGAGGTCATTTCGCAGAATCAACAAGCGCAGTTAGAAGTAGCGCAAACACCACAGACATACCTTCTGGTCTTGCCGCAATTGACATTGTTGTTGGTCGCGGAAAGTTTGCATCCACAGCTGGCTCAACAATTCTAAATGAACTTGGGCTTCCAGAAATAGATAAACAACAAGACCCACCAACAGAAGGCGACGCACATTTTCCAACAGACGCAGCAAGATTGTATTTGACAGCAAACTCAAAAGACATCTTATCGCTATATCACCCAGATAAGCTGCTAAACATATCACTACCATCTACAAGCGGTCTTGATGGATCGCTGGCTTCAAAACCAGGATCATTCTTTGTTGGAAAAGCAGATAATTTAAGACTTGTTGCAAGAAGCTCAGGTGACATTAGAATAGTTAAAGAACCTACATCAGGCGGTGGTATAGATTCATCAGCAATCATTTTTCATTCAGATGGAACGCTACAGGCAAGCGGCAGAAAAATCTTTTTGTCAAAATACAACACAGCCACCGTCGGTTCAGAGCCTTATGTAAAACACTCTGGTCTTATGACTCTTATAAATAAAATGATAGGTGACTATGCTTCTATCGCATCTGACATAAGTGATTTTTGCACATCGTTAAATACAGTCGCAATAGCACTAACAACCTCAGTTTCTGTCCCTGGAACTGCAGGCGGATCTGTTGTTGGTGCTGTTAATGCTGGCAAAGAACTAACAACAGCAGCTGGAAAACTTCAAGGTAAAGCTAAAGCAATAAAAGAAACTGCTGATCAGAGGAAAAAAGATATTACTGCTGACGCAGATAACATCAAGTCAACAACAATTTTTGGAGAATAGCATCTTTAATCAAATCTATGAAGATATGCTTTCTTGAAAACTTGATTTCCTGCTATTTATCAGTGGAGCATCTATTCTGTAATGGCACAGGCAAAATCATATAGTTTTAGTAGCGTTGGCACAAAAAAGAGCACGTATGATGCGATTACCGCAGCTACTGTTGTTACGCCTCCTATTGGAATAAAAACACCACTTGAAATGGGAGATGATTCTGACGGCATTTTCAAGATGCACAGAAGCCTTGGCGATCAAATAAAAGATAACTTTGTTAATCTTATTTTAACAAATCATAATGAGCGGCTTAACTTCCCGGATTATGGTGCAAATATTAGACCTCTGCTTCATGAACTAAGCGCAGAAAATGGAGACGAAGAGGCAATGAAAAGAATCCAACGAGCAGTTTCAAAATATTTGCCGTTTGTAATTCTTGAAAATTTTATAACTACGCCACAAGATGCTGGCACCACCGCCTTGGCAAAGATAAAGATGGTAATCACTTATTCTGTTCCAAGAGCCAATTTGACCAATCAGTCAATTGGCATTGTATTTAACTTCTCTGGATGAAATAATGGCCGGCGATCAACAGCTAAAAAACTCAAAAACTAGAACCTACGTCGCGAAAGACTTTGACTCATTCCGCGGTGAGCTATTACGTTATGCAAGAACATATTTTGGAGACAAGATTCAAGACTTTTCAGAAGCAAGTCTTGGAGGACTACTTCTTGATATGGCTGCATCTGTATCAGATTCTATGTCATTTTATCTTGACCATCAGTTTAAAGAGCTTTCATGGTCAACTGTAACTGAATCTGCTAATCTTTCAAGAATGATTAGAGAAGCAGGAATTAAATCAAAGGGAGCAGCGCCAGCAACTGTAAAGATATCAGTTTTTGTTGAAGTTCCTGCAAAGCTAGTAAGCGGTCAATACGTTCCAGACGAAGATACATTACCAAAAATTCTTCGAAGCACACAGCTTGTTTCAAACACAAACATTATATTTTCTACAGCTGAAGATATTGACTTTGCTGAAAAAAATAGACTTGGTGAAATTCGAGCAAGTTATGTAATTGGAAACGTTGATTCATCTGGTAACCCGATTACATTTTTAATGAAACGCGATGTTGATTGCGTTTCTGGACAACTAACAAGCGAATCGTTTGTTATTGGTTCAAACCCAAGTCCATTTTTTACTCTTTCACTGTCAAAAACTGATATTAGTGAGATTTTAAGTGTTGTAGACACCAGCGGTAATCAATTTTATGAAGTTCAATCGCTTAGTCAAGATACAGTTTTTAAGATTTTTCCAAATTTGTCATCAGATTCTGAAGAAGTTCCTCGTTCAATAGAAGTTATTCCTGCGCCAAGAAGATTTGTTAATATTTCTGATCCGCTGACGCGAACAACAACTCTACAGTTTGGAGGTGGTCTATCGCTGTCTACAGAAGATGACACGCTACCAGATCCGGAAATTTTGGCACTTCCGTTGTATGGAACAACAACTCTAAGCAGATTTTCAATTGATCCAAATGCGCTGTTAAACACAAAGACGCTTGGCGTAATTCCATCCAGCACAACGCTAACAATAACTTATAGATACGGTGGCGGCGCATCTCACAATGTTGGATCTCGTTCAATTAGAGGAGTTTCATCTCTTGCAATTGAGTTTCCAGATGCATGCTCTGCGACAATAGCACGATCAGTTCGTGCTTCTGTAGACGTAAGAAATGATAACGCAGCTGAAGGCGGTGACAGCGCACCAACATTAGAAGATTTACGTGCCCAAATCCCTGTTGCGCGCAGTCAGCAAGATAGAATTGTTACAAAAGAAGATCTTATCTCACGTGTGTATACTCTTCCTACAAAGCTTGGCAGAGTATATCGAGCTGCTGCTCGTCCAAATCCAGATAATCCTTTAGCCAGTCAATTGTTTATCTGCTCCAAAGATAATAACGGATTTCTTACTACTTCATCTGATTCTCTTAAGAAAAATCTAAGAACTTATTTAAATGAGTTTCGATTGATTAGTGATGCAATTGATATTCTTGATGCTCGAGTAATTAATTTTCGAGTTAGATTTACAATTTTTGTTAATCCAAATTCAAACAAATCAACAACATTGCAAACTGTAATTTCAAGATTAAGCGATGCGTTAGACCCAAGAAAGTTTCAAATTGATCAACCAATACTTTTATCAGATCTTCAAAGCACTATTATCAACACGCCTGGCGTTCTTACTCTCACAGATTTAAAAATTGAAAGCTTAAATGGAACTATTCAAGATAGAGTTTATTCTAACGTAACATTAAACATAAAGCAATATACTCGGCGAGGAGTAGTTTTTGGGCCTCCTGGCAGCATTTTTGAACTTCGATACCCAAAACAAGACATAATAGGAACTGCACTCTAATGTATATTATTGCCACTGCTTCAGCAGATACATACATCACAAATAAAATTGTTGATGGCTCAAGAACAGAAGACGCAAATGTTGGTCGCGCAGGAACACTAGATTTATTTAAGCTTTATAATGAGACGCTTCTTGGTTCTGCTAGCTATCAAACTGAGCTTTCAAGAATACTCATTAAATTTGATATTGAAAGATTGCGCACGCTTTCATCAAGCTCTCTTGACTTTTCATCGCCAACTTTTGGCGCAAGATTACGTCTACAGCAAGTTGAAACAAATTTACCAGTTCCAAGAAACTTTACAGTTTCAGTGTTTCCGCTAGCTAAACAATTTGATGAAGGCGACGGGCGCGATGTTTCATCATTTGCTGATGTTGATGTTTGCAGCTATATCAGTGCATCAGCCAGCACAGCTTGGACAATTTCTGGTGCGTATGCATCTGGTGCAGTTGGCAATAACAACATAGACTTCTATGCATCAGGAAATTTTGGAGCTGGGCTGATTAGTCTTGAGTCAAAACAAGCTTTTACAATTGGGACTGAAGATCTTTTTGTAGATGTAACTGACATTGTTTCTGCCACTCTTGCGAATATTATTCCTGATTATGGCATGATAATTGCATTTACATCAAGCCAAGAAACAGATTTAACTACAAGATTTGTAAAACGATTTGCATCAAGACATGTAACACAAGAAGCGCTCAGACCTCGGCTGGAAATATTTAGCAACACTACATCAGCAGACTCACATGAAAATGCAATGTTTGATGTTTCAGGCACTCTTTTTCTAAGAAATTTTGCTGGCTCTAGTCTGCAAAATTTAATGTCTTCATCAATTCAAATAACTGGCTCAAATTCGTTAAAAATGATTCTTTCTACAGGGTCATACATCAACACAATATCTGCTTCTCAATATGCTGTTGGACAAAATTTAGTAAGCGGCACATATCGCGGATCTTTTTATATTTCCGCACAAGATCAAACAGCGGTCAGCGGGTCTGTTAAGCTTGCTGATCATATATCAGCTTCTGGCTCAATTGTATTTTCTGAGACGTGGAAATCAAAAGATAACAATGTTACTTTTCTTTCAACATTTTTAACTTGTTCTTTGCCAAATAGATCAGTTTATGATGCTGGCAGCAGACAACTAAGCATTAGGTCAACAAATACTAAAAGCAAGTATTATGCTAACTCATCTTACAAAGTAAGAGTTTTTGCGTATGATTCAAATTATGAACCGTCTGCAACAAAAGTTCCAAAACCAACAAAAAGTTTAACACCAGAGATGTATTACTCCATAAAAGACATAGAAGGAAACACATATATTCCTTTTGAAATAACAAACGGCGGAACAAAGTTATCTTCAGACGCGCAAGGTCCTTTCTTTGATTTTTATTCAGACGGACTTCCATCAGGTAAACTATTGACTTTTAACTACTTTGTAGTTGACAGAGGATCAGAATATGTTGTTGAAGATAAAGGCGCAAAGTTCATAGTGGAGAAGTAAAATGTCTAACTCTCTTTACTCAGGTGGATTTTCTAGCAATCAGCTTATGAAAGAATTAGGTGGAAACAGCGCCGTAATTCGTGATGTTGTTGCTGGCGAAGTCACAAACATTAATACATCCGTGTCTTCATCATTTCGTCTTGATCCACCAGGAACAGGGTTTAAATCAACGCAGCAAATACCTCTTGATTGGTCGTTATTTGAAAATCATACGTTTTTTAACTCTGCGCAAGCAAAGACAAACGTTGCATTTGAAACTATTTTTAACTCATTTCCATTTGACGGTAGCCGGATTGAGATAGAAACATTCTTAGATGAGCTCACAGGATTTGAAAAATATGTTTATGATATTTCACCAAAAAATGTTGGATATCTTAACTTTGATGGTAACAACTTTGTAAACGTTTCTGATAAGGCTGGATTAGAGTTACCAGAATTATCGAAAGATAGAACCGGCGCACCAAAGCTTGACCCGGGACTTTCTTCAATGACTCTTGAAATGCAGCTGTTTGTTTCTCCTGTCACAAACAACAATCAAGTAATAGTTCAAAAGATTAGCGGATCAAATAACGGCTTTACTCTTGCACTTTCACAAAGCGCGTCAACATCAGCATGTAATCTTAACTTTTTTGTTTCTTCTGGCTCGTCATATTTGACTGCATCTGCTGCAGTTAGCAAAGGCTCATTCTTTTCTCTTGCTGCCCAGCTAAACAGAAGCCCTGGCGTAGATAGGTTGTTTGTTTATGTTGATGGAGCGCTTGTTGCAACATCTAGCATGTCAACTTACATTGGACAAATGGATTTTAAGTCAAGCCCAATGACAATTGGGTCAGGTTCTTCGCATACCGCTGGCTCTTTTATCTTTACACCAACAAGCAAACTTTCTGGTTCATTAGACGATTTTCGTATGTTTCATAGAAATCGAACAGCTACAGAAATTAGCTCCAGCATGCGAACAACAGTGTTTCCAGAAGATAAGCTTCGCGTATTATTTAGATTTAATGAGCCAACAGGGTCTTACACAAATAATGCAACAGTAATAGATCACTCTGGCAACGGTCTTCATTCAACAGTCTCATTATTTTCTGCAAGTCAACGAGTTCCACATGCGCAATGCCCGCTGACATTTGAAAGAATCGAGCACTCACCAGTATTATTTCCAGATCATCCTGATGTTGTTTCAATAAACACTGAGCTTCTGGCATCCGGTTCACAATATGATCAAAACAACCCAAATTTAATAACAAAACTTATCCCGCAACATTATCTCTCAAGAGAGCAAGAGTTTTATGTTCTTGATTCTATTGAAGGCGGAGTTGGCGACCCAATAGATGATGGAAACACGTTACCAAGAATGACAAAGCTTGGTTCAATCCAGCTTATTAGTTCGCTACTTTACATTTGGGCAAAACAATTTGACGAAATGAAGTGCTTTCTTGATCATTTCTCAAAACTAAAAACTACATCATATGTTGATGATGGAACTGTTGCAGATCAAATGCTTCCATTTCTTGCACAATATTATGGACTAAATCTTCCAAATATGTTTCGAGACGTTGAACAAAGCAGATTTGTGATGGGGGAATCTTTAGCACCAGAAATACCTGATATGGAAGCTTCATTCCAGGCTGTTCAAAACACAATTTGGAGAAGAATTCTGAATGAGTTACCAACGATTATGAAATCGAAAGGAACAATTCACTCAATTAAAAGTTTGATAAGATCAGCTGGCATTGAACCTGACAGCATTCTAAAATTTAAAGAATATGGAGGAACTAAAAGCGGATACATTCTTCCTAATAGAACTGCAAAGTCGTTTGTGCAAGGAATGCTTAACTTTAGCGGATCATTGTTTTCAGGCGCTGTAACATATAATCCTGTTACAGGTGTTCCAAATGTATTGCCATTTCTTTCAAGCACATTTCTTAGCGCGTCAAGGGTAGAGCCAGGTATACCTTTGGCTTCAAATACAACATCTGATGGCATATTCACATCAGGTTCATGGTCATATGAAGCAATTTATAAATTTGAGCCTGGAATTTCTCATCCGGGTGTTCAAAGTTTGGCGCGGTTGCATGTGACAGGAACATCATCACCGAGCAATACACACGGCGTTTTTGCAAACTTGGTTGCAACAGCAGGCAAGCTAACATCGTCGCTTGATTTATTTGTTTCAACTAAAACAGCAGGCACAAATAATTTTGCGCAACTTACATTAGACGGAAGCAACATCTTTGATGGAAGCAATTGGCACATTTCCTTTGGGCGTAATGTAACAGAAAATGAACCAAGCTCATCATATTATGTCTGGGCGGCACGGCTTAATCCAGATGTTTCTGATGGTCTGCGTGTCACTGGGTCCTACTTTGACGAAGGATCCATAATAGACACCATCTCTGCATACAACACATCTGGAGCATTTCTATGCATTGGACCACAGTCACTTTTTGAAGGTGGCACGCGCTTATTAAATGACCCTTCAATTTCTTCTGATGCAAGAGAATCAATGTTTAGTGGAAAAGTTTCAAGAATAAGATTCTGGACAAAATACTTGACAAATCCTGAGCTAATAGAACATGCACGAAACGTTGAGTCTGTTGGCGTTGAAGATCCAAAAACAAATTATAACTTTATAACAAGCGCATCAGGTTCTTGGGAACGACTTCGTATTGATGCAGCTTGCGCACAAACCACCACATCATCAGATGCTGGTGGAAAAATTTCTATTTTTGATTATTCACAAAACAACTTTCATCTTGCAGGAAGCGGGTTTGGAGCACTTCAACAATCAATTGTAAATGAGCGCTTTGCTTCTTCTGTCATTTCTATGCAATTTGATGAAGCACTAACAACAAACAAAATAAGAGTCAGAAGCTTTCTTGACTTTGACAACGCAGAATCTGAAGGTGTAAGCATTGCGCCTTTTTATGAAATAGAAAGATCAGAAGTTCCATTGGATGATCTTCGCTTTTCTATTGAAGTTTCAGCAACAAGAACTCTTGACGAAGACATTGCAAAGATATTTGCAACATTAAATGAAATAGATGATGCAATTGGAGCACCAGAACTTCAATTTTCTCCAGATTATCCAAGACTAGACGTATTACGAGACGTTTACTTTAATAGATTAACAGAGAAGATAAAGATGAAGCAACTTTATGAGTTCTTTAGATGGTTTGACTCATCAATGGGTGCATTAATAGAAAAATTTATACCAAGTAACACAAGATTTTTTGGTTCAAATTACGTTATTGAGCCCCACTCACTTGAAAGAGCAAAATTCTACTATTTGCAAAGTGGCATTTATCTTGGAGAAAATGATCGCCGCGGGCTTCGTGGAACGATCAAGTTGGGACAAGTTGTTGGCACAGTCAGGAGGATTTAAGAATGGCTTCGCAAGCTATAACGATTGGAAGCGAATCAATATCAGGTAGCTTACAAGGCACTGAAATAAAAACTTTCGGTCAAATGTATCAAGGCATGATGCCAAAGATTCGACCACAAAATAAAGATATTCTTGTAGTTGGCGGCAGACGTGTTGATAATCTAAAACTTTTTGATGAAAGCCTATCAACGACAATCACAACTGAAAAGATTGAGGAGTTTCCTAATTT